GGTGAGGACTGTACAATGGCACTGATCTACGGATTGAACCGCGTGATTATGGAGAGTCGGCGCAATAATGGACTGTATGATGACGAGATAGACGAAGATGAGGAGGAAGAGGACGATGGAGAATATGAAGATTAATGTTCTCGGAACAGAATACAAAATTGAGACACACAAAGTATCAGAGGATAAGTATCTGGAAGAAAATAGCTTAGCCGGTTATTGTGGCGAAGAGAGCAAATTGATTGTTGTTGCGGATATGTCAGAAGAAAAATACTTTGACCTGAGTGAAGAAGAACAGAAGTCATACAGGAAAAAGACGTTGCGCCATGAAATTGTGCATGCATTTTTGAACGAGAGTGGATTATCAGATTCTTCAAACCAGTATAATGGCGGTTGGGCAAAAAATGAGGAAATGGTTGATTGGCTTGCTATTCAGTGGCACAAGATAGATGAAGTATATAAACAGCTTGGCATTTAAGGCGGTGACATATGAACATATTCACACGAGTAAAGGAGTTTTTCATGAATCTATTCAAAACAAGTGCAGAGAAAGAATTTGGTGTTGATATTATATCCTCTGATCTGATGGAGATGGCACAGATCGAGTGGCAGAACATCATTAAGGGTAGACCGTACTGGATGAGCAAGAACGTGCGCACAATCAATTTTGCAAAGTTTCTCTGCTATTACACCAGCAAAAAGACCTGTCTGGATCTCAATGTGACAATCAGCGGTAGTGACAGGGCGGATTATATCAATCAGTGCATTGGTGCAATGATCCAGAAGTCCATCCGGGATAAGGTAGAGGATGCCTGCGGAGCGGCCGGCATTATTCTTAAGCCGAGCGGCACATATAATCCGGCGGGTGCAATCGACTATGTAATGCCAGGCAGCTTTGCAGTGACAGAGAAGAACAGCAACGGGGATATCCTTGGGGTTATATTTATTGACCGGCGGATCAAGGGAGATAATTACTATACCAGATTGGAGTATCAGCACTTTACATCTTCAATCTCTGACGATGGAGAAGGAGTTGGAAGAACATACACCATTGAGAATAAGGCTTTCAGATCAAAGGGCAGCGACAGTCTGGGGCGCAGTATTGCACTGGCAGATGTACCGGAGTGGAAGAATATACCGGAATCAGTCACAATCTCCAATGTGGAAAAGCCATTGTTTGGGTATTTCAAGATGCCGTATAACAACACCATTGACTATACATCACCGGAGGGGGTGGCAGTATTTGCGAATTGTATCGAGGAACTGCGCAATCTGGATGTAGCTTGGAGCAGGAAAGATGATGAAGTCGATGATTCGCAGCATATTACATTTATTGATGAAAATGCATTGATGAAACGCGATAAGAATACTGGAGATAAGGAAAGACTTGAACTTCCAAGATTTGTAAAGGGATTGAGGATGGGGGTTGAAGCTTCTAATACGGTTAATGAACATGTGCCAACACTGTTGACAGAACAGAGAGTTGCAGATATTAATTCCATTTTATCTATGATATCAACCAAGGCAGGATTCTCACAGGGGCAGTTTGTTCTTGATCGCAAGACAGGGATCACCACAGCAACGGAGATTGAAAGTGACGACAGCGAGACCGTGGAGACCATTACAGATATGAGGAATGCACTGAAATCTGCGATTAAGGATCTGGTATATGCACTGGACAAATACTGCGATGTATTTTTTAATATGCCGAGCGGGTACGTCAACGCACTGGATGAAAGCGTAGCGGATGAAGATGTATTTTATTTTAAGGATCTGTTAGCATCGTTTGAACAGGATCGAACCAGAGCATATCAGCTTATGATGAACGGTGTATACAGTAAACGAAAATACCTCAAAGAGTATGAGGGATTTAATGATAAAGAGATTGATGAGATGTTTGCGGAGTGTGACGAAGAAAATGCAGGGGAGGACAAAGGTGGACTGTACGGGGAGGAATAAAGATGGTGCTAAAAATAATCATGCTCTTATTTTGTGTTTCATTTATAGAAGAAATGGATAAGGCAAGGAAAAAGAAAAAAATATGTGACACAATTTACTGGGGATTTTTAATGGTAAGTGCGGCGATTGCAGTATGGGGGATGTAAATGAGGTACGACAGGACCGTTGGAAACGTAAATATAAGGCTTGATACAAGCAGAATTGACGGAAATCTTAGACGCGCACAGGATAAACTGGACATGCAGGTCTTGAATGACATGATTCCATATATGCCGTTTCAACAGGGATCTATGGTAGGAAAGACGAATATTATTGAACCTGGATTGATTGAGACGGATGTGTCATATGCGCATTATCAGTATATGGGAGAATTGTATCTGACAGAGGATGGAAGATCATGGGCACACAGCGGAGAAAAGAAATATCCGACTGGCAGACCATTGCACTACGATGCGAACGGGCATCCGGAAGCTACGGATCATTGGTTTGAGAGAGCAAAGGAAACGCATGGTCAGGAATGGGTTGATTTGGTTAAAAGAGAGGTAGGAAGAAGATAATGTTAACGCCGGATTATTTTTACGGAAAATCAGATAAACTGATAGAAATGTATCAGGAACTGGAAGATTGGATTATCAGTGATATAGCAATGCGTTTGATAAAATCCGGGGAAATGTCTGGAACTACTGATCGGGAACTTTGGAAACTCCAGCAGATGGGATTGCATCATACTGAAATTGTAAAAAGAATTTCAAAAATGACAGGAAAGAGCAGGGACGAAGTGCGGCGTTTATTGCGTGATAGTGTTATGACATCATTCTCTGATGATGCAGAGGTTTTAAAACGGCTTGGAGATGTTCAAACACCTTTGCAAAATAATGCAGCCATCATGGCAATGAATGCCGAAATGATGAAAACATTCGGAGAATTGAATAACCTTACGCGGACAACTATGTTGCAGACGCAGAGAGATTTACTCAATATGCTGAATGAGGTAGATTATCGTGTGGCATCTGGTATGCAGTCGTATAACAGTGCAATATGTGAAGTGCTTGACAGATATGCACAGAGCGGCGTTGTGATTGATTATCCGACGGGTGCCAGGCGTTCTTTAGAAGCGGCAGTGCGTTGTTGTGTCGTTACTTCTATGAATCAGACGGCTGCTCAGGTAACTAATCAATACATAGTGCAAAAAGGAATAGAGTATGTTCTTGTATCGGCACATATGGGAGCGCGGCATAGCAAAAAGTTCCCGGATGGAATACCATCACACGATCATTGGCAGGGAAAAGTATATAAAATCGTCGGGAGAGATAAAGACACACCAAATCTGTTAGATGCAACCGGATACACCGTAGATCCAAAGACAGGACAGGGAAGAGTTGTAGATCCTCTTGGACTGCATGGATATAATTGCAGGCATTCCCATAAGCCGTGGGATAAGTCTCTGCGAAATCCTTATGTTGATGCAGATGGAAATCCTAAAATTAATGTGCACGAGAGCCAGGAATTGTATGAGAAACAACAGCAGCAGAGATCAATGGAGCGTGCTATTCGGCAGACCAAGCGCGAATTGCTGGCAAAACAGGCAGAGTTAAGCGACATAGCAGAGACTGATGTAAAAGATATGTTGCAGCCACAATATGATAAACTTGCTTATAAACTGCGGATACAGAATCAACAGTATAAGCAATTCTGTGCGGATAATGGATTGCAGACACAGGCTGATAGAATCAAGGTGGCAGGGTTTAAGCGGGCGCAGTCGGCAAAGGCAAACGGCAGGGCGACGGCTTATAGCAATGCAGAATATAGCGAGTATAAGAATAATCTTGGAAAAAATATGGTAAGTAAAGAAGAATTTTCAAGAATTATGAATGACAAATCAGAAAAGAAATTGTTTAAACATTATACTGATTCTGTTAAAAATGGAGACGTGTCACCTCTTACGGATTATGACATATATCAGAAAATTGCAACGGAGTTGCGTGAAAAATGTATTGGACTAAAAACTTCGAATGGTATAGAATTAAAGGAGATTAGCTTACATAGTATAGATAGAGTGATAGGATCCGTGGAAAAGAGAAGAAGTGGCGTAACGATAGATGGTATAGTAGAAGCTCTTACATCTCCAGATGCTAAGATTATGGATCCGATATATAATAAAACAAAAACAAAAGTGAGTCAAAAATTTATCTACAAGACCACAGAAGTGTCTGTTAATCCAATCGACCATATTTTGATCCAAGCAAATCCACATCATAGGGAGCGAGAATAATGTTTATTGATGAAAACGATATAAAAGTATTAGAAGATGATTATATTCCAAATATCAGAATGCTTATGAAAGATAAAAGTGTGAGTGATGTCTTAGATATGATAGACAATATAATAATAGAAGATATTTTGGATAACGACAATGAACCAAGTGAAGTCGGAAGAAAGTTACAACTGATCTATGACAGAATTCAAAGAGATAATGAGTAAGATTTTTATTTTGGCACAAATTATATCCCAATATGAGTTATTATAATATTGCCAGATGGGTTTCACTTATTCATTCTGAGCCTCCTTTCATGTAATACAGCACATGGCACCTTGAAATACAGGTGCTTTTTGTGCGCTTAAAAAATGGCACAAATCTTTTTCAATCTCATGATACAATTAAGGCATGAGGTAAAAGATATGGAAAACATAGAGAAAATGATCGACGAAAAAAAGAAACAGATGGCGGAGTCATTGAAAAAAGGAAATTCGGTAGAAATCCATGCTTCTAAAGACGGAATCAAGGTATATGAGGTAAGGAAAAAGAAAGTTTGATAATTGGCGCATAGAAATGGCTATGTGTAACAGCTAAAAGGAGCTGACTTCTTGGAAAAATCTAAGAGGTTGGCTCTTTTTGTTTTTGGGAAATAGTTCAACAGGAAGAATAAAAACAAAAGATGTGGGTTCAAATCCCGCTTTCCCGACTGCCAGCTATGGATCAAATAGCAACTCATTCGTGCCGGGCTGACCGGATTAACAACTTTTAAGAAAGAGAGGAACTCGTAAATGAATATTATCGACAAATTGAAAACTCTTGGCGTTGAGGTTACGCCAGAGATCGAAAAGGCTTTTCCTGGGGAATTTGTATCGGATCTGGAAGTACAGAAGAAAAACGAAAAGATTATAACCTTGGAAAATGAGAAAAAAGAGCTTGAAACCAAACAGGAGAACCTTGAAAAGGAACTGCAGACCCTGAAAGATGCCGCCCCGGATGCTGATGCGCTGAATCAGAAAATTGCTGATTTGACCGCGACGCTCGAGAATGAGCGTAAGGAACGCAAGGAAAAGGATGAGGTTGCAAGACTCGACAGCCTTGTGACAGATTTCTTTGCAGATAAGCATTTTGTTAATGCTATTACAGCGGATGCAATCAAGAAACAGCTTGTTGAAACCCTTAATTCGGATGAAGCGAGAGGAAAGAGCGTTTCTGATCTGTTCGATGCAATCGTAAAGGATGAGAAGGGCAATTACAAGCCGGATATCCTCATTGACGACAAAACATTCCAGGCGCAGCAGAAGCGTAGCCAGATTGTCGGGAATAACATCAACCAGCCAGACGGAGCAAAACTGTCTACGGCTGAACTTATGAAAATGAAAAATCAGAACCCGGATATGGATATCACACCATATCTGAGACGAGGAAAGGAGAAATAATAAATGGCATTATTTGACTTAGTAAATTTTAATGGCGAAGTATTCGATGCTGCTGTGCGTGAGACACCGAACCTTCGTCTGAATGAATTGCTTCATTGTGGCGCTATTGTGGAGCGCGGGGAGTATGCTTCCATGCTGCCGGATCAGAAGGGCGGTAATTTTATCACAACTCTGATCAAAGAGCGTTTGTCCGGAAAGACCGTGAACTATGACGGTAAGACAAACATTACGGCAGAGGAGCGCGGAAACTATTCTATGGGGCGTATCGTTGTTGGACGTGCGCAGGGATGGACGGAAAAGGACTTTGTTTCCGACATTTCCGGTGACGATTATTCTGCAGCAGCGGGAGAGGTTGCAGAATTCTGGGATGATGTAGACCAGGATACGCTTCTTAGCATCCTTAAAGGCGTGTTCTCTATGGCTACCGGAGAGGGAAAGAACTTTGTAACAAAGCACACCTACGACATTTCCGCAAATGAGGACGGTACTTTTGGTGCCACAACACTCAACACCGGTATGCAGGCAGCGCTTGGTGATAAGAAAGCAAACTTTGCGCTTGTTATTATGCATTCCCGCACCGCCACTATTTTGGAGAACCTTAATCTCTTAGAGTATATGAAGTACACAGACGGAAACGGAATCGAAAGAAACCTTCCGCTGGCAACCTTAAACGGCAGAATCGTGCTTGTAGACGATACTATGCCGACAGAGGAAGTCAAAGAATCTTCTCCGGGCAAAGGAGACGGATATACAAAATATACTACCTATGTTCTTGGAAACGGGGCAATTGAGTTTACAAACTGTGGTGTAAAGGTTCCATCCGAGATGGATCGTGATCCGGCAAAAAACGGTGGAGAAACAACTCTGTATACAAGACAGAGAAAAGTGTTCGCCCCATACGGCATTTCTTGGAAGAATACAAGCATCGTATCTCCAACAGCTGATGAACTGGAAACAGGAACAAACTGGGAGATTGCGCACAACAATTCTTCTGATAAGAATGCTACTTATCCTATCAAGGCGATCAATATTATGAGAATCATCACCAGAGGGTAGCAGGAAGGGGATTTCTGATGGGATATACCACATTTGATTTCTATAAAGAAAAATACTATGGGGATTCTATCGAGGAATCCCTTTTCCCAAAGTGGGAAGATCGTGCATCTAACAAGTTGAATCAGTTGACCTACGGGCATATTGATGATGCTGCCAAGGAAGAATTTGACGAGAAAATCCAGAAAGCCACCTGTGCATTGGCTGATCTGCTCTATCAGATAGATTTCAAGACCAGTCATGCCAGTGACGAAAAGGGCGGCAATGTGAAGTCAATGTCCTCTGGCGGTCGGTCGATCAGCTTTGGAAGTAATGAAACACTTATTGATAAGGTGATTGGGGATAAGGTAGCGCAGAGCCGGTTGTGTTATGACACGGTATGTGAATACCTGTCCGGCACCGGATTATTGTATGCGGGGGTGTGATGATGCTTTTGAAAAGATTATTCTGCAAACACAAGATGATGCCGTATGGATATGTTGATGTGCATATTGGTGGAAATCATTACCAGCGCAAACATATTTGGAAGTGCGTTAAATGCGGTAAGGAGCGTGGCTTGTAATGGGATTCTTTGATAACAAGACTGTCACACTATTCAATCGCTCATTCAACGCGGAAACCGAAGAGGAAACATATTATCCGACCCTGCTCGAGGGTGTAGACCTTGTGGAAACCAAGGGAGCAAATGTCTCCAAGAGCGGCATGGACAGCGCGGATGCAGTGAAACTGTATGTTGATTTTGGCAATATTGCCAAACCATACCTCCCCCCGAAAGAGTGGGAAAACATGCCGGACAAATGCAAGCAGTACTTTTTGACATTTAATCCGGCACAGGATTTCTTTATCAAGGGGGATCATACGGGTACAATACTGCCGAAAAATGATGCCTATCAATGGCTGCTCGATCACTGTGACGATTGCTACAAGGTAACAACGATTGATAAATACGAGGATATTTTACCTCATTTTGAAGTAGGAGGCGTATAAATGGCAGAGCCAGAAAAACTTACAATACAGGATGCAGAGAACGCACAGAAAGGCATTCTTGCACTTGCTCTGGCATATCCGGACTATCCAAAGCTGTTTAAGGCTGACAATACGACGATAAGATGGAACTCCATCAAGGCGGATAGATCCATTGGATTATTCCCCATACAGGGTGCGGTATATCTGAAAAAGTATGTCAGTGGCAGCTATGTGGCGCAGATGCCTTTTCAGATACTTTATAAGTGCTCACCGACTACCAACAGGGCGAGCATTGAAGCACAGGAGATGTTGAATAACCTTGCGGCATGGATGGAAGAGAGCGGAATTGAGTTTAAAGATCCACATCTGACATTACAGTCAATTACGAGGACATCCCCGGTATATGGTGGCGAGCAGGATGAAAAAACGGTTGTGTATGCCATTAATATACAGCTGAAGTATTTTTATAAAAAATAACAGGAGGAAGATACATGAAAACGAATTTACAGTTTTTCGCAGAAGATCGTACCAACATGGTGTCATTACTTGATATTGGTACTCTCATCGGCAGCACAGCCAAGATCGTAGAGATGGGCGATGGCTACAAAGAGATCACAGAGGACTGGGGACCGAATACAGAGTCAACCCAGTACGTCAACATGAAAAACGCAAATAACACGGTAAAGGGATATGAGTTTTCGACAACACCGGAGCGTGATTATATGTCTGATGATATGCAGACTGCAATCGACACGATGTTCAAAATGTTCCCGACTGGAAAGCAGTGTGAGACATATTATTACAGATATTACAAAACAGACATTACAAAAAATACAGGCGATTGCATCCGAGTCCCGGTTACGGTATGCCCGTCAAGCACAGGCGGCTCCGGCGGCGATACGCTGACATCTTCGATTCAGATCAACGGAAATGGTGCGGTAGAACTTGGAACGATCACGATCGCCGGTGATGGCACATTTACATGGGCGGCGAAAGCGTCCGGTACATCAGGAAAATAATAAACGGTGTTAATCAAAAATTAGCATAATCGGGTGGGTTCCTTTAAGTCCTGCCCGATTTCTGAAAGGATGGTAATTCCATGGAAGAATTAGTATTAGACAGTGGTGTCAGAAAAATCGCAATTAAAAATGAGGACGGGGATGTCATTACCGTGTTGAGTATCAATGTCGCAGATGCCGACACAGCCGAGCGATTCGGACAGGTCATCAACAAACTGGAAAGAATCTCCGAGAACTGTGAGAAAGAGGCGGCAGCATGGAAGAAAGAACATGCACAGGATGAGGTAGATTCTGACAACGTTGATGTTGAGTCGGTTTTACAGGCAAACAGAATCCGGGTGAAGTACCTGAAACAGATTGCAGCAGAGATCGACGGTCTGTTCGGGGAAGACACAGTAAAAAACGTGTATGGAGATTTCACGCCGGATGAGACGGCACTGGTGGAATTTGTTGAGAAGATTATTCCGGTCATGAATAAACTCTTCGGCAAGCGTTACGAGATGACCAGAAAACGCTATAACTCCGGCAGAAAAGGAGCACGGGCATGATTAACGTCATGCTCGATCCGCTGCCTGAGGAATGGAACGGGTACAAGGTCAATGCGTCATTTCGTATCGGCATACAGGTATTCCTTGTGCAGTATGACAAAGAACTGAATGAGTATGAGAAGAGTGATGCGCTGATCTATCTGCTGTTCGATGAACGGGAGCACCCGGACGGGGATGATCTTCGCCAGTGTGTGGAGTGGTTTCTAAATGGCTGGTTCCATGACAAACCAGGATCATCAAAAGATAACCGCAGACTGGTAGATTACGACATTGACCAGTGGCGTATTTATGCAGATTTCCGGCAGATATATGGGATCGATCTCTCCTTGGATGATATGCACTGGTGGATGTTCAATGGTCTGCTCTGGAATATGCCTTATAAACAGTCATCATTCCAACAGGTTATAGAAATCCGCAGGAAGAAAATCACATCCAAGATGGGAAAAGAAGAGAGACAGGCGATCAAGGAAGCACAGGAAATGTATGCATTAGAGCAGCCGGAAGAAAAGAAAGAGTATACCGAGGATGAGAAAACAAAGATTGACAAATACGATCAGATGATGGCAGAGATCAGAGCAAAGAAGAAAGCAGAAAAGGAACTTGGATTAGTTTAGGGAGTGAGGATTGCATATGGCTGATGGATATGATGGAGAAATCAGAATAAGGACATTAATTGAAAATGGAGATGCATCCAGCAGCCTGTTGCAGTTGGAGTCACGGTTTCAGAAACTGACGCGGGAATCACAGCGTCTTACCGATCAGATGCGGCAGATGGAGCGGCAGAAGATTCCAACAGACCAGTATAAGGATTTGCAGAATACTTTTGATTCGCTTGTCGCAAATGGACGTCAGTTATCGGAGAAATTAAAAAACACAGAAAAATATGTTCCAACGAGAGCGTATAAAGAAGCAGAGGCGGCACTTGACCGCGTCAGTGGCAGACAAGCGCAATTAAATCATCGGATGCAGGAATGGGTGGCACTTGGGCGTAATACAGATTCTGTTTCGTATAGAAAAATGCAAATGGAAATGGCTGATTGCGAAAGGGAGTCAGACAGACTTATAGATGCTTTAAACCGGATGGAAGAAGCTGGGCAGGATCGCCAAATAAATGATAAATGGAAAGATTTGAAAAATCAGATGCGACAGGTAGGACAGGAAGCCGCACAGATACACGCTGAAATGATGCGTATGGAAAATGAAAATGCAGCTTATATTGATCCACGAAATACAGAAGAGTATCAGCGTCTGGCGACAAGATTGCGTGAGGTAAATGAACAATTAGATATCATGAACCAGAGAATGCGCGAGGTTGTGGATCGTGAGGGTGAAATGGACACAAGTGCCGGAGGGCGTTTTGGGAATATCCAGGGTGCCGTGCAGCAGGTAAATAGGGCAATCGAGAAATTTATAAAACGTGTAAAGAAAATTGCATTGACTATATTAGTGTTTCAATTTGTATCAAAGGCATTTCGAACAATGATCGAAGGGATTAAAACAGGTATTCAGAATTATGCAAGATATTCTGAACAGTTTAACCAGAAGATGTCAGAAATGAAATCAGCTACGCTGAATTTAAAAAATTCTATTGGAGCTGCGGCGATACCGATTGTTAATGCGTTAGCTCCAGCATTAACAGTTTTATGTAGTTGGCTGACGAAGGCGATAAATCTTTTTAATAAGTTTATATCTGCATTATCAGGGAAGAAAACGTGGACTCGAGCGAAAGAACAACAGGTAGATTATGCAGCGTCTCTTGATAATACCGCCAATGCTGCAAAAAAAGCAAAGGGAGCATTGCAGGGATTTGATGAATTAAATGTGATTAACTCTAATGATTCCGGCAGCAGTGGAGGTGGTTCTGGCGGCTCCGGTGTGGGAATTGATTATGAGGAGGTTCCACTGACTGAAAAGGATTTTGCGTGGATTGAAAAAATAAAGAAAATTTTTGAATCCATACTACCTGTCGTGGTAGCGATCGGAGCGGCATTATTAGCATGGAAGATTGCAACTTTCCTTTCAGATTTGATAAAAGTACATCCTATCCTTGGAAAAATATTATCTGTATTGGCAATTATTGTTGGGGTGGCATTGGCAATTTACAGCTATTTGCATATGTGGAATGAAGGCGTCGATTGGCAGGGATTAATAGGCTACATTGTTGGAGTATCGCTTGCTTTTGGCGGTTTGTATGCGCTGTTCAGCCCTCTTGTTGCTGGTATATTTTTGATTATAGCATCTGCGGCGGGACTTATATTAGCGCTTAAGGATATCAGTGAAAATGGATTGAATGCAAAAAACGCATCGTTATTATTGGTATCTGCAATAGGATTGATAGCTGGAACGTTTTTGGCACTCGGAACAACTGCAGGTGCAATTATGATGATTTTAACAGGTGGTATTCTTACGGCAATTAGTTTTGTTGATATGTTAAATAATGGATTTAGCTGGATGAAAGAAATTCTTATGCTGATTGGCATTGCATTGATGGCGGTAGGAGCGATTATACTGGGTGCGCCTGTACTGGTTACGGCAATTATAGCAGCAATTGTAGCAGTAGTACTTACTTTGGTGGTTGTTATAAAAGAACACTGGGAAGAAATAAAAGAATGGTTTTCAAAAGTTGGTGATTGGGTCAAAGAACATATTGTAGATCCGGTCAAAGAAAAATTTTCAGAATTATGGACGGCAATTTGTGACATATGGGGCAACGTATCAGATTGGGTTAAAGAACATATCGTTGATCCGGTTAAAGAAAAAGTCACAGAATTATGGACGGCAATCAGTAATATATGGGGCACAGTATCGGAATGGTTTAGTGAACATGTTATTGAGCCGATTGTTACATTTTTTGAAGGCTTAAAGAAGAGAGTGGGACAGATTTTCGAGGGTTTGTGGATTATTATACAGGCTATTTGGATTATCGTATCAGGTTGGTTTAATGAACATGTTATTGAACCGGTAGTGGCATTTTTCAAAGATTTATGGGAAAAAGTTTCTACATTTTTCAAACAACTTTGGGAAGATATAAAAGCGGTATGGAACACGGTATCGGAATGGTTTAGCGAACATGTTACTCAACCAGTAGTTACATTCTTTAAGGGAGTATGGGATCAGGTATCTGGATTTTTTAAACGACTTTGGGAAGATATAAAAACAGTGTGGAGTGCAGTATCGGCATGGTTCAATGTAACAGTAATAGATCCTGTGAAAAACGCGTGGAAAACAGCAACAGAAGCAATCGGCGGATTTTTCAAATCTCTTTGGGAGGGAATACAAACTGGAGTTGTAAATGCTATGAATGCAGTTATTGGTGGAATAGAGTCTGCTATAAATTTTATTGTTGGCGGTATTAATAACATCCTTGGCGGTTTTAATAAAGTCGTTTCATGGGCTGCTAAAGTAGCCGAGGTAGACTGGGGCGGAGTTGATCTGGTTCCGACAGTAACACTTCCGAGAGTACATCTTGCCAACGGCGGCATCACAACTGGAAGAACATTCGCAGAAATCGGAGAAGCCGGACGCGAAGCAGTACTTCCGCTCGAAAATAATCTTTCTTACATGAAGCCGCTTGCAGAAATGATCGCAAGTGAGATGAAAGGCGTGCAGACGGTGCGGATCGTAGCGGACGAAGGAAAGATTTTCAAAATTGTAAAGGAAGAGGCAAACGACTATTACCGGAGAACCGGAAGTCCGGCATTTGACTTTTAGGAGAGGAGCGTATAAATGGCATACAGCGGATTTTTAATAAAAGTAGGCAATTACACAGTTCCTTTCCGGTATATAGAGACAAAGAAGTATAAATGTGGGATCAAGGGGCAGGATCTTAATTCTTATCGGGATGCGAACGGAGTATTACACCGGGAGGCATTGAGCAATGTCTCAATTAAAACAGAATGGGAAACACCGGGAGATATAGACGAAGCTGTATTGCGTCCACTGATGGATAATATCAGATCCCAATATTCCAATACAACCGAAAAGAAAGCACTTGTTACCGCATGGATGCCAGAAATCGGTAATTATGTAACGATGTACTGTTATATGCCTGACGTGGAGTATCAGATAGATTATGCAGATGAATGGACGGTCCAGTATGGATCATTCCGGCTGGCATTTATCGGATATGGAGGTGTAGTTGGATGATTGATTTTAAATATGCTGATTTATTTAAACAGAATAGCGTTGATGTCCAGCTTGAAATTATTTCCGATGATGAGAAAATCCATATCACAAATACGGAATTTCATGAGGAAGAGTTTGAATTAACAGAAAGCCTGTGTTCACAGTCTGAATTGACTTTTGGTGCTGTCGAAGCCGGATCTGTAAAATTTAAGGTATCAAATATTTTTCTTCCAATGAAAGGGAGATGGATGACCGTCAAGATGATAATTGGCGGGCACACAGATCAACCCTTTTTGATAGGAAGATTCAAAGGTTATTCCGATACACCGACTGCTGACAGAAAATACCGAGATGTAGTGGCATATGATGCCCTTTATGACATTTTAAATGCAGATGTGGCAGCATGGTATAACACTGTCTTTCCATCCCATAAAGAGCAGCAGAAAGATAAAGATGGAAAAACTACGACTGTTACAGTTTATGATCCGGTCACAATGAAGCAATTCCGGGACAGCTTTTTTAAGCACTTCGGGATTGAGCAGGCTGACATTGATCTTATCAATGACAACATGTCTATTGAAAAAACAGTTGCGGTCACGCCATCCAGTGAGACAAGTTCTGATACAGAGGAATCGAGCACCATAGGCGAATCCGTGAGCGGCAAGGAAGTGTTGTCCTGCATTTGTGAGATCAATGGCTGCATGGGGCACATGGGGCGTGACGGGAAGTTTCATTATATATATCTGGAGCAGAATATACAGGGACTTTATCCGAGAAACGATCTTTATCCGGCAGATGATTTGTTCCCAAGAGATCCGAAAAGCAACCGTATCGGGAAGGATTTATATATAACGGCTGAGTATGAAGATTTTCTTGTTAAAACAATCAATAAGTTACAGATCCGGGAGCAGAAGAATGATATCGGCGTGATTGTGGGTACGGGAGACAATGCTTATGTGATCGAGGATAATTTTTTTGTCTATGGCAAAGGCACAAAAGAACTGAATGGCATTGCAAAAAATATCCTTTCCAAGATCAGAGGGATTGTTTACCGCCCGTTTACAGCGGACTGCAAAGGAAATCCGTGTCTTGAGGTCGGGGATGCAGTGCGGCTGCCGACCAGATATGAACTGATTGAGTCCTATATTCTGAAAAGAACCCTGAAAGGTATACAGGCTTTGCGTGATGATTTGGAAGCGGGTGGGGAAGAGTACCGGACAAACGGGGCGAACGGAATACAGAAAAGTATTTTAAAGCTCAAAGGCAAGAGCAATGTGTTGGAGCGAACCATTGAAAAGACACAGAGTACGATAACTGATGTTGAGAAGGGATTGCAGTCACAGATCACGCAGACCGCAACCGAAATTCGCACAGAAGTTAAAAATACAACGGATGGTTTATCATCGAGAATCACGCAAAATGCGAGCAGTATTACAGCAGAAGTCAAAAGGGCACAGGGGCAGGAAGTTGAACTTGCGGCAGCCATTAAAATTAATGCAGACAATATCACAGCAGAAGTTACCAGGGCGAGTAAAACAGAAGGCGAGTTATCCAGTAAAATAGAAGTAACTGCAACGCAGATTCGTTCGGAAGTCACGGCTTCCCTAAAAGCATGGGATATTGAAGAATATGATGTTACATATTATGGTTTCGGAAATCCCCAAAAAACTTATCCGGCATCGTCACACTACAATGGATGCAGTTTTTTGAATCAGGAAAATGGATACTTTTATGGCTGCGAACCGGACGGTGGAATAAGCAGTGGTAAGTATAAGTGGACATTACTAAAGAAATTTAAACAGCTTGCATCAAATATGTCCAGTGCGATTACACAGACCGCAACGGAGATCAGTTCTAAAGTTACAAGGGAGAGCGTTGTTTCAGAAATCAACCAGTCAGCCGAGGGCATCAAAATCAAAGCAAAACTGCTTGAATTAAAAGGTTCTATGGAAATGACCGGGGGATATATGCATATTCAAACGGAAGAGTCTGTAGAAAACCTTATTGAATTTAAACGCAGTGGAACACTTGTACAGATGGGAACGGATGGATTTCGAACAGTGGAAGGAACGCTTGAAAGTCCAAACCATCAATGTGTCGTTCAATATAATCATATCTCACTAAATAAAGGCGGAACAGACACGGACCACTGCATGATTAATCTGGATGGGGATACCGGTGTTGCTGGATTTAGAGGGGGCGTGATTGACGGCTCAGATAAAAGAATGAAAAATACAATTTCAGACTTGGACAAAAAACGATCATCGGAGTTTATTTATTCTTTAAGTGCAAAATCGTATCGTTATAATTTCGAAAAAGATGGGTTCCATCATGGATTTATTGCACAGGATGTTTTGAAAAAAGCGGAAAAAGGGTGGAATATTTGTCCAAAAACGTTTTCAGACAGCAATGGGAAAAAGTATTACGGACTGAAATATACGGAACTGATTGCTGATCTGGTTGCAACAGTGCAATTACAGCATGAAGAAATAAAAGAATTGAAGGAAACGGTAGGTATTCTATGATAAATGCAAAAATTCGTGAATTTGAAAACGATATTATAAATTATGTAAATTTGTGCGGGGATGTCCCAATCGAAGCTAAGTACCTGGTGTTTAAGGATATTCTGAATCAGATCAAGGAAGAAGCAAACCGACAGGTTACAGTAGAGCGGGAACAAATGAAGCTTGCAAAGGAAAGGGAGAGTGAGGATCATGAATAAAGCGCATATTGATATTAATTGGGAGAATTACCCGAGTGATGAAACACCGCTTAATGAAAGAAACCTCAATAAAATGGATGGCTCGATTGATATCATTGATGATCGTGTAATCACTCTTGATACCACGAAAGCCACAAAAGCAGAGGTAGCAACTCTTGTTGCGGATGTGACCTTTAAGGAATCGACGGGAATTATCACAATCACGAAAAAGAACGGTTCCAAAGTTATGATCGATACGCAGATGGAGAAGATCGCGATCAACTTCGATTATAACCCGACTACACAGCAGATTATTTTGACTCTGATCGATGGTACGAAGCAGTACATAGACCTGTCGGCACTGATTACACAGTATGAGTTCTTTGATTCTGATACGGTAGCTTTTTATATTGACAAAGACGGAAAGGTATCAGCTATTGTCAAAGAGGGAAGCATTGAGGAAAAGCATTTAGAGCCTAACTATCTTGCGAAAATCAAAGTGGAAGTGGCAAAGGCAGAGTCAAGCCAGCAGGCAGCGGCAATGTCTGAAATAAACGCCAAAGCAAGTGAGAATGCCGCAAAAGCCAGTGAAACAGCGGCAAAAACATCCGAAACCAATGCCAAAGCGTCAGAGACAGCAGCGGCGAAGTCAGCCACGGCGGCAGCAATATCCGAGACTAACGCAAAAGCCAGTGAGACATCCGCCAGTCAGTCTGCAGCCACAGCCACAAGTGAAGCGGTATCTGCCAGCCAGTCCGCCAGAACCGCCATAGATAAAGCCACAATCGCAACGCAGAAAGCAACAGAGATCATCGGTAAAGCCGAATCTGCAGCAGATAGTGCAACCAAAGCACAGAGTTATGCTGTTGGTGGTACAGGAAGCAGAGAGGGCGAGGATTCTGACAATGCCAAGTATTACTATCAGCAGGCAAAAGATGTATCAGAAGGACTTAAAGGTGGATTGCAGCCACACGGAACAGTTGCATTTGCAGATCTTCCGGCACTTGCGGATGTTAGCACAGGGTGGATGTTCAATATTTCAGACGAATTTACAACCACGGATGATTTTAAAGAGGGAGCCGGGAATGTAATTCCGGCAGGTGCCAATATTTATAAAACATCAGATGAAAAGTGGGACGTGCTTGCCGGAACTCCAGTTACCGGAATCAAAGGTGTAAATGAAGATTCTTTCCGCAGGGGCAATGTAGAACTCACAGCAGAAAACGTCGGTGCAGTGGCAACTGGTGGAGATACAGCAGAGAATACAGCAACTTTTACGAGTAGTGATGTGGCAGACGGATCATCGTCAGCATGGACGAATGTATCGAAATTATCAAGTGGCGAAAAACACTCTTCAATTTTTGCGAAGGTGTCACAGATGTTCAAGAATGTGCGGTATCTCTATAAAATGCTTGGAACAACGGATATTTCTAAGATTGGGAATGGGACATGCACGGGAGCGATATCATCGTTAAACAGCAGTTTAACAAATAAGCATTACATTAGAATTGAAAAAAGTGATTGGTCCGGAACCTTAGGGGACTTCATACCGCTACAGGATTCCACTGAAAAAGTAATTAATCTGATCGCACATAATGAACTTGACGACACCTATCCTGCTGTACGTGTTGGTCGGGCTGATGCAGATCACGATGGTAATGATATTCCGACCACATATTTAAAGAAATCCGACGCCAAAACCATGTTCAATACCGGATACCGTCAGGTAAGCAGTAACGAATTTAATAAATACTTCTCCGATACATGGAGTTATGCAGGCGCAGACGGATTATCTATTGATTCCGGAACGTGGCTGGTAAATTATTACTGTTGGGTTTCTGAAAGTTCTGCCGTGGATGTTATATCATTAAAAAGTACCGTCGATCAGGCGATTGGAATCACCGCCCCAAATAACGGAAACGGTGGCACGTGGCTGACCATGCATGAAATAATATCCGGCAAGGCAGTTAACAACTTAAAGTTTTTGATAAAAGTGCCAAAAGCGGTGACGTTCGGGCAGATCAGTACAAAGATAACTGCTATAAAACTGTGTTAAATA